GCAATAGCGGACATTTTAATTTTATTAGCTGAAATTTCAGCGGCTTCTCGTGCTTTTAAAGAAAGAATTACCTTTTGGTTTTCTAAAACTTCCTGTTGTTTAGCATTTATATAAGCTGAATTGTTTGAAGCCTCTTTTATTTGTTTCTGAATTGTAGCGATTTGGATTATACCTTTTACATATTCGACGTTTTTATCAATGGCAACCTGAACGTTTTTAGCATAGTCAGGCCCCCAATTCATAGCATCATCTGCAATGAATTCTTTACGAGTAATTATACCTTTAGAATTAGCCATTTATTTTTTACTTTTTGATTCTTGTTTTTTTAAGCTTTCAATTTTTAAATGAACTTGCTTTTCGTACCCGTAATAAGCCGTGTATGTAATTGAATTAAAATCGCCAATCTGATATCCTAAAATTGAACAGTACGAAGCCATAATATCATCAACACTAAATTCCTGACCTTCCTCAACTGCCGGAAGGTGCTTTTTAAGCGTTCCAATTTTTACTTTGAAAGCTTTTGCTTCACGCTCTATTTGCAGTAAATCTTGGTAGTAAACTTCCTCGTCAATTGTTCTAAGTTTGAAACCATAATCCTTCGTTAGCAATTGGCATAACTCTTCATTAAAATCAAATCTTAATGCATCACAAGCCATGAGTGTAACCTTGTATTGTACTTCGAGTGAATCGATCTCTTTTGACAACCTAAAAGCCTTTTTTTCCGCAGAAGTAGTTTTTTCTCTACTTATGTGGTCTTCATAAATTTTACTCCAGGTTTCAAGTAGTACCTCTGCATTCTCTTCAGTATCAGACAATAACTTTACATTGCCTGTATCAGCAATTTTAAAGAAGATCTTATATGGTATTGTGTCTAAGGAATCGTAAATCATATCTCGAGAATATTGCGAACGTTGGTAATAAAAAAAGGAAGTAACCGTTTAGTGATTACTTCCTTTAGTTCTTTATCAGTAAGACCAAAAAGTTCATCAGAAAGCCAATGTTGACTATTTAAAATGTCTTGGTTTTTAGGATCTTTAGAAGAAAATCTCAGTACTCCTGAGACTTCTTGCATATAAAAACCTCGCATCCAAGCTCCAGTATCATCACCCGTAAATGGTTGACCTTGCTTTTTCTTTCCATTAGAAGCAACTTCGGTCCAGTACGAGTAAAAACCAATCGGATTTCCAAAAATGTCTTTACTTTCTTCAGATATTCTTTTCTTTTGAATATCAATCAGGTCTTTTTCTATACTTTTTATGAACTTAAAAAGATCAATCTCCAGCTTTTTCGGTTTCAACTTCCTTGCCTTTGCCAGTTGTTGTTGGAATGTTGCCATTTGTAGCGATTTTATAAGCTTTTTTTAATTCCGCTTCTCTTTCTCCGGATGGGATCGCTTTAAAAACATGTGTTGAAGCAAACTCGTTTTTAAATTCTGCAAAGGACTTGTTGTAGCCCTTTGCAAAAATTATCCCTTTGTAGCCTTCCATTAAAGCTTAATTTTTAAAGGAGTTGGAGTTTCGTAAGAAGTTCCGGTTTGAGTGACAACACCATTTAGAGCAAGCGTGAAGTCATTAGCAAAACCAGTTCCAACTAGAGTGTAAACACCTTCTTCATCAGCCGGAACGAATGTTACTGTCTCAGTTCCTCCAGTTGCATCTTTCAAGACGAAAGCAGCTGCAAGGAATGAAGTGATTTCTTCATCACCACCGGCACAGCCAGAAGTTGCTGTAAATCTAATTTCGCTAGATGTTGCTGAAACTTGGTTAAGAGTGATATCGAAAATTCCGTAGATATCATCTGCACCCCAAGTATCTGGACGCAATACTGCGCCATCGTCTTCAAACTCATTGTAATCTTTGTAGTTTAAAGTTACTTGAGTAGAAGGAGGTCTATCTCCAGTAGCTGATGTACGCTTCCCAACATTCATAACTATTGACTGTCCTTTAATTGTACCATCATCATTAATAACACCTAGGACAGCACCATCTTCAGTAAATTCAAATAAACCAAGATCAGCTTTATGATATGATTTAAGAGCAGAATGCGAGCAAAGCCCTAAAAAGCTATTGTACGTTGAAACCTTCTTTCCTGAGGAAGTGATATATTGATTTCTTCGACCTTCAAATACAGTGTCTTCAGTATTTGCTGGTATTAGTTCTTCAACTTCGTAAAGAGGAATGATTTTTTTTGCAGCAATTGCAGCATTCCATTTTGAAATGTCTTCTGCATCTTCAACAGATTCAAAAAAGAATCCAGGAATATGAGCTGCTGTTTTGATTGTAAGGCCTTCAAGACACTGCTCTTTTGCACCAGTATTCTTTTTATCCTTCTTTTTGTTTTTACATTTAACGAAAATCGCCATGATTGTAATTTTTTTTAGTTAACAATTTATTTTGTACTTCAATTTTCCTGTAATAGCGAAAACATGATAAGGATGAATGTTTAGTTTCTTAATGTGATCAATATTGAAACCTTTAAAGACTGTTTCAATACCTTTTTCAAATCCATCCACCTGAAACATCCTATTTGCTTTAACTATTTTTAAAGCTTCAATTTCAACTTCCATGTCCGGACGATGTGCGATTGCTGGTTTAATCTTTTTTAAATCAACCATGAACACAATTTTTACCTCACTGTAATAGAAAGTTCTATTGTCGGTAGTGTGAACATCATCATCAATGAAGAATATATTTGAGGCTTGTAGATCATTCATGAATACATCTTTGTACTCATTTTTACCCAGATAAAACTCAGGTATCATCCCTTTATCTTTTGATAAATTTTTATGAACACGACCATAGATATCTATCTTAGGCCAACCAAGCTTATTAAATAGCGAATTCTGAATTACCTGAATTTCTTTATCTATTCCTTTTGGTTTTAAGATTGTATTGTTCATATACTAATTACCAAACTGCCGGAGCGTTAACAACTATTTTATATGGAAAAATTACTTTTTGAGCTTTTCTAATACTTTGTTCAAGCTTATAAATAATACCTTTCGCAACGAAATGCCCGTTATCGTTTTTCGCCCCCTCTAATTCAACTTTAAGAGCCTGATAACTCATCTTAGCGCTTCTTTCATTGAAATTTGAACGAGTTGTCGATATGAATAATTCAATCATTTTAATCGCTACTGAATAGCCAATACAATCATCAAAAAGAGCAGGCCTTTGAATTAATACATCTGAATAGTCATTGGCAGGATCATAATCGACATGAGTGTCAAGAATTGATGTTAAAACAGTTAACACAGATTGTTTTCTGACATCTGACAGGTACGAATTAAATTCTGTTTCTGGCATTTCAACCTCCGGGACTGCTGCATAAACATTATCAATTAATACTAATGAATGATACCAATTGAACATCTTGCCAGATTCTGCCGTTTTGTTGTGATCAGACAAAACAAATGGAAGGCCTGATGATAATTCAGACCAACCAATTCTATTTGTTAATGCTTCTATTGCTTCTTGACTATACATTTTTAAGCTGCTACAATATTTCCTTCAAACACTAAAACTTGTTCTTCAGACAATGCGTTGATATATTCCTGTAGCTTAGCATCTGTATTATTTGCTTTAGCTGTTGCTTTGCCTGTTGCTAAATTGATTGCCGCAATCACCGAAGCTTTAGTATAATTAACCGTTTTGTAGTTAAAATTTGCATCCCCTTCAGTTTGAGCATCAGTAACAGCTTCTTCAGTATTCAATAAATAGATAGAAGAAACATTATTAATGACTGGTAAGCATAAAGCCTGAGAAGATGTGAACTCCGCAAAAGGCTCTTCTGTGCTCCATTTTTTTAATAGAATGAAAGAACCTGACTTCTCATACATCACTTTTGGAGACTTACGAGTTTCCTCAGCAAGAATACCATAAGCCAGCTTTCCAACTTTAGGAGATGTTAAGAAAACAACATTGTCAACAGCCCAAGGAGTATGAACGGTTCTAACTCCATCACGTTCAGTAGTTACAGTTCTATCCACTATTAAAATTGATAATCCGAACTTACGTTGTAACATAGCGTTCACTTGTTCTTTATCTGGAACAGGAATTGAAGAACCTACAAAGTTTTGAGAAAAAGCATATTGCTCTCTAGTTTGTTGATTACTTGCGAACTTATCAAATGTTGAATCTGACATCATTAACAACTTAATGCTATCTCCTTTTGATGTAGCAATCTTTTTAATTCGATTGATATCATCAATAGGTTTAGAATTCACGTCTGACCAAAGGACCGATGCTCCAAATTTATTTGCTGGTAAGT